CAACTAAAAAATGTTCAATCTATGATGTCACAGGGGATGGGTATGGAAGGCGGCGGGGCATTTGAAGAATTGGAACGGTCTGTTGAAGGATTCAAACTTGCACTAAAGGACGCTGAAAAAGAGGGGCAACAACTGGGATTTAATCAATTGGTAATGGATAAGCAGTTGATCGCATCCAAAAACAAAATAGAAAAAGCTGAAAATGTACTGGGTAATACTCGGAAGAAGCTTCGCGATCCTAAACTCCAATCCGTGGGGGAGATTGACACAAATAAAGAAAATATCGCGCAGAATATTGAAGCATCCAAACAGCTTAAAATTCAAGCTGGTTATTGGGCGCACTTGAAGGACACTGGTCATGAGCTTGCCGGTATATTTGGAAAATGGGAAGAGCGCATTGCTGCATTTGTAAAAAAAGTAAAAGAGACCCCACTTCAGTTTATGCTAATGGATCTTGCATGGCTCGGTTTAGTAGCTTTGTTGGGGGCAGGCATTGAAAGGTTTAAGCGGTTGGATAAGGCAGCAGAAGAATTCCGAAAAGAAACCGGGTTTACAATCACACAGATGGCGCAAGTCCGCGAAGATGCTCAGGCTATCAATTTACAATTTGCGTATATGGGAATAGGAATTGAGCAGGCGTATAAGTCTGCTAAAGCATTGACAGACGTTTTTGGTAGAACCTCTTTACTCACAAAGGATGCAATGCAAAACGTTGCCCTTCTCTCGGTTAATTTGGGAGTTTCCGAAGAGGACAGTGCAAATGTTTTGGCTAATTTTCAAGGCTTGGGCGGCGTCACTCAGCAGGCGGCGATGAATGTTATAAAGGTTGGTGCCGGAATCTCGGAGAAGGCCGGTGTACCATTTAGCATGGTCATGAAAGACATTGCTAATGCGTCGGCGGAAACAACATTTCTCTTAGGGTCGAATCCTTCCAAGTTGATGAAGTCCGCAATTGCCGCCAGAGCACTGGGATTGGATATAAACAAGATAGCTTCCTCTCAGAAAAAGTTGCTTGATTATTCTACAAGCATCAATGATGAATTGAGCGCTAGTGCATTGTTGGGAGAAAGCATCTCTTTCCAAAAAGCCCGCCAACTCGCCTACGATGGAAAGATTGACGAAGCAGCCAAGGCCACATTAGAGACAGTCAAAGAAGCGGGTGATTGGAACGAGATGACTGTTTACCAGCGGCAGGCATTGGCTGAAGCGTCGGGTATGGATGTGAAAGACATCACGAAAGCGCTCGCAGTTGAAAAGCAGCGTAGTGATATCATGAATGGCCAAGACGAAGCCAAAAAGAAAATATTGCTAAGTCAGGAAAAAGCCTTGGATGATTTGAAAAAACAGGCCAACCTCGATGACGATGATTTGGTCAAACAAAATGAAAAAATTCTTCTTCAACAGAAAATGCAAGGATTGATGACTAAGCTCCAAAATATCAGTGAGCAGCTCGCCGCCACATTTGGAGACATATTGGAACCATTCATAACTCCCCTTACAAATTTTGTATTACCAGCGATGCAGAAAATATCCGCGTGGATAGGCTCATTGAGTAGAACGAAACAGCGTATAGTTGGTGGAGGGATCTTGACAGTCTTGCTGCTTGGTGTTGGTGGTTTGCCGATGCTTCTTAAATCACTTACATTACCATTTACCCTCGTTAAGAATCTCGCATCAACCGCCGTGTCTAAAATTCCCGGAGTTGGGGGGGTGATGGGAAAACTGTTGGGTAGTAGTGGTGATGCGGCAAAAAAGGCTAGTAAGTCTGGCGGATTTTTGAAGTCTATTGGTACATCGATAAAGGATTTTGCGAAGGAGATTGGTAAAATAAGCTGGTCGTCCATAGCCAAGGCTGCTGTAATAATGGTTGTGTTGGCTGGCGGATTGGTTGCGATGGCATTTGCATTGAAACAGTTTAAAGGAATAGATTGGAAAGAAATGGCGATGGCGGGTGTCTCGCTTGCGGGACTGATGGGGGCAGTATGGCTAATCAGTAAAATGGATACATCTACGGTCATAAAAGGTGCTATAGCAATAGCGTTAATCGGCGCGTCTCTGATCCCGTTTGCTTTTTCCATGAAGATGCTTTCTGCGGTGGATTGGAGTCAGATAGGAAAAGCGGGAATCGCATTGGCTGTACTTACTGCTGCCACTTTCGCATTGGGCGCTCTTCTCATGACGGGTGTTGGTGCCGCAGTGTTTGTGTTGGGTGTCGCGGGAATCGCAGCGCTCGGACTTGCGCTGATACCATTTGGTGTTGCGGCTATTGCCGCAGGATATGGGATGAAACTCTTGGGAGAAGGAATTAAGAGTGGAATTGACCCGCTTATAAAATTTGCCAACGTCGCACCGAAATTGGTTATCGCAACGACGGCGATAGGTGCTCTAAGTATTGCATTAGCCGCGTTTGCTGGCGCATCAGTCATTGGAAAAATTACATCATTCTTTACTGGTGATCCATTTGCCAAATTTAAAAAACTTGCTGATATGGGTGACCAACTCAAGAAAGCAGCCGATGCAATGGCGGAATTGTCGGAGGCCGGAAGTACATTTGGGGCGATGAATTCGTTCGCTGTCGCTGTTGGAAAATTGGCAGATTCCATTGGAAGATTGAATAAGCAATTGGGATCAATGAGTACGGAGAATCTCAACGTGTTGTCAGCATTGTCAGTTGGGGCGGGAACAACGGCCACTTCACCCACCTCATCGCCAACGATGGCTGTGGCAAAATCTGATAACACGGGAGTCGAGTCCCGGCTTGATAAATTAATTGGTTTGTTAGAAAATGGAGCAATTGGGATTAATATGGACGGGAAGAAACTATCGAGTGCGATGTCAAGTATATCCGCGTAACTATTTATACATATGGCAACCATCAGTCCAGTCTCTTCAAATCCAGTAGCTCCAATCCAACGATTGCCAGCATCGGATCGACTGGCTAATTTCGCCGCGAACTCAAATGCAATTTATACAGAATTCTCGCCATATGGTGATTCTAATGACAGCAATCAACCGTACATTTATACTTTTATTAGTGATTCGGAATCATCCAAGGATTTGACTCAAGCTGATACTCGTGACTTTCCGTTTGGGTCTACGGTTCGTGACGTTGAGAGAATGGGGAACTATCTCTCAAGCGGCAGAGGAATGCTGTTTTTGAGCAAGCAGTCCACTCTACAAGGAATGAATGCGTTCAATGAAACGCGGGTATATAATCCATTGGGTGTCGTCGAGGCTGCTGCCAGACTAGGATCGGACGCCGAGGGAGCATATCCAATTCGTCACCTTGATACTGGTGGTGGATTAATAAATATGTTGTTAAGTGCGGTCGGCATGCAATCACAGGGAGCAGAACAGCCAACAATCCAAGGAACGGCTACGGGCGGGGTGTCTGATTATGCTGGTGATGCAGGTAGTGCTAAATACGGACTAATCAGATTCGAAACAGGACAATCAGCGATTTCAAGATTTTCATCACTGTGGCTTGGAAATGGTCCATCATCGGGTGGAGGATTTTTGGACAGTCTTGCATCAACTCTCGTCAATAAGTTGGCAACATCAATTCTGGGCACAAATCCATTGGGAGCTTCGATAGACAACCCAAATGGAACCTCGTGGGAATATCGGCCAGAATATCCTGCTGGGGGTATAGGTGCATATTATCAATTCATGTCAGACGGAGCGGGGTTTTTCACCACGACCGCAACCGTTCCGCCCGTGATGTATAATGATGGATACTCGGGGCCAACATCGACGGCTGCTGCGACTGCCACATTCCCTGTGTCGTATTATCACAAATACACGCCGAAAGTTCCATATGCTTCTCCGATGCTTAATAATCCGGGGCAGAAAACATACGAGGGAACCCCAGATACAACAATTGAATCGTTGGCAAAAATCTTGGGCACACAAACGAACGCTCTGATACCAGAAACGCCTGCACAGTATTTAAGATCGGCGGAGCGGTATAGCACAGTTACCGATTCCAATTTTCCAAAAAGTTCAGCGGGTGTCGGAACTAGCATTGGGAAGACGACATATCAACCATATCAGAAAATTCCATCCACTCAAAATCAACTTGCTAAGTTTTATCTCGGACTATCTCAGCAACCGGGAGCGTATGTTTTAGAAAGTGATCGCGGGTTTGCCAATTCGTCAGGATCAGCGAATGGTGGAACGGACACGTATAATTCTCTTTCTAGTGGGTCGGTAACAGGGCCACGTCCAACAAAAAATGTTGCATCTGCATTGACCGCTCAATATGATTCAAGTCAATCTAAAGATGTTATTTTCTTTTATTTCTATGACTTAATCAATCAAGTTTATATCCCATTCAGGGCAACGGTATCTGGTATTTCGGACCAAAACACGGCAGACTGGGAAGAAGTTGCATACATGGGCAGGGCCGACAAGTTGTATGTCTACAAAGGATTCACGCGAGACATGAATATTGCTTTTACCGTATACGCCAATAGTATCAATGAGTTGGTTCCGATGTGGAGTCGGATAAATTATTTGGTGGGATTGACGAGGCCGAGCAAATACACGGCACTCCCGACACCAATAAATAATAATGTGAAAGCAAGCACAGGCATACAAAGTCAATTCATATACCCGCCAATGGTCACTCTTCGTCTGGGAGATATGTTTAACGATCAACCATGTGTAATCAGCAACGTCACTGTGAATATTCCTGATGATACGCCGTGGGAAACACTGCGGGCCGATGATCAATACACATATTTGTTTGGGCCGAATGGGTCTAACATATCGTCAATAATTGTGAATGGAGTTCAGTCTCGTCAACTGCCTTTGAAGGTGGACTTGTCTGTTTCTATGAAACTTATGGAGAAGGGGCAATCGATGACATCTGCTGATCACTACGGACATAATATGCCACTGTAACTTATGAACAGATACCCAATAAACAGTTCAACGGTGTTCAATCGCTACGATGGAAAACAGGTTTTTTACACGACCCATTATCCAAAGATTCCTCAAAGTGTGAATGACATATACATTGTTGCGAATGAGACCGATTTTTTGGATAGCCTAGCGTATAAATTTTATAAGGATGTCACGCTTTGGTGGGTCATTGCGCAGGCCAACGGCATTCGAGGGACACTCAAAGCACCCACGGGATCGCAAATAAGGATACCACAAAACATCGCCTCCATAGTAGCAAACTTTTCAGCCGCTAATACATAACTGTTATAAATCATGGCACCGCCAGCAAACAACATATTTCCTTGGGGATTACATCCACTCGACGACTGGATCAACGCGGAATTGAAAAATCGAGCGCAGGAGTATGATATGAACCCGACCAGTGTGGGTCAGGGAAATGGAATATATAGTGGTCCTAAGACTGCGTGGGTGCGGGTATTTTCCAACGGAATTTCTACGTTCGCTCCCAATTTGCAGGGATTTGTAATGGGCGGCACGGTTGGATTCGATGATAGTTATGGTTTCAACGTTGACGGGACAGTAACTATTGGAGTTGATGCAATTGGTCAGCCGCACACGTTAGTATCTTCGGAGCGTGCATTGGGAGACGGTACACGCTCGCATCTGTCCGACTTTCCGCATCGCCCACCACCAAGTGTTATTTCTGTTGAGTCTGAATTTTCCGGCGGGCAGAACAGCAATTTCACTGCATTGTGTCGGAAGACAAAAATTTCTTGGACGTGCTATTCTCTTTCTCAATTGGAGTATTTGGCTCAATACTTTTTTGTGCCGAGGATGTCGGTATTGGTCGAGTGGGGATGGAACAATTACGATCCAAGTTCATTGGTTGATTTACAAAATGTGGGCACGCTGTTTGAGATCTTCCGTGGGACGCAGGCGGAAACTACGGCTAGAGTGCAACGATCCAACGGGAATTATGATCTGGCAATGGGGTTCATAACCGATTATAACTTCAGCATGAATGAAGTTGGAGGATATGATTGCACCACAACAATAACGAACGCTAACTATTTGGTTGCTGGGAGGTCATATGTGGGTGGCAGCACGGAAGGAAAAGATCCGAACAAAACAGGTGGAGCAATTCAATTGAAGGATTTTGTGGAGTTCATAACGGATGATGTGCATAACTTAGTTAGTACAGGCAACGTAAGTCCCCAATCTACACCAGCCTCAAGCACAATTTCCCAAACACCACCATCCGTGCCAGCTACACTGAACACGGCTGGAAGGGTGTTCACAATAAATAATCAAAATTCAAGTGGAAATGATTCTGCAAATAGCACGACAGAAACTTGGCTGAGAATGGATTTGGTTTCGGACATATTAAACAAATTTTTCACATTAAGCTTTGTCGATCCTCAATATGCGGACACAGGAACAAATGCAATGTATTTGGATGTAAAGAATATTGTGGTTTGTGGACACCCCGGACTGAAATCCACGTCAAAGGATATCCTTATTCCCAATAAATATGCTCCGCGATTCGTATCAATTGAATCTGGATCGCAACATTCGGAAATAGGTCCAAATCGATTGGAAACATTGCAAGTGCAGGGAAGTGCGACATCTTCTCCACAATCTCCCACGGGACCATACACAGCGTTATTTCCAGATGTCATAAATTTCATGAAAGACCACGGCTTCGATGAATCATATGACGATTTGCAATCTATTATAAATCCATCGGGAAACTCGTTTCCTCAGTATTCTGCATACATTCCGCCAAACGATACTCCCGGTTCTGCTGATGCTGGGTATTGGGGAATGTTGGAGGATATTTTTGTGTCGGTGTCGTTTCTTAAGGACTTGACGGAAAAAAATGAAACAGTGCTGAAATTTGTGGAAGAGTTGTTAGCACACATTTCCGAGGCCATGTGCAATATATCCCAATTAAAGCTTGTACCCGACGTAAATGGAAATCAAAGTTATTCTGTAGTCGATACAAATTTTTCTGCCATCACGACATCCCAACACGCCAGAAAACTGCATCGCATATCATTGGGATCTGTTAATTCGGCGTATGTGCGTTCGGTCAGTTTTGATGTGAAGCTTAGTGGGGAAATGTCCAACCAAATGGTCATGCAGAGTGCCAGTGGGCAAAGCACTGATAAACTTCCAGCAAACAGTGGTGCCGCAACCGTAGATCCAAAGACGATGCTAAGAAGTAGATTTTCTAAGGGAGATCGAATGTTTGAAATGGGAATATTAAAAAATGTGGAAACGTCGAATGAATCCCCTGACAGTGACAAATCTGAGTTTACTCGGCTTTTTACAAAAGACACGGAGTGTAACTTTTTTACATATACCAAAACCGTGGGGAAGGTACCGACCGTGTATATTTTGTGTGAATCGGAGCCATATTTCCTCAAAAGCATATTGATTAATTTGAAGAACGCAAAAGCAATTTATACCAACCACGCGATTATGCCGGGAACCAATATTGAATTGGAATTCTTGGGAATTGCCGGAATAACGTTCTTGTCCCAATTTACACTTGACCATGTGCCTAGTTCATATGCATACGACCAAGCTGTGTGGCAGGTATCAGACGTGAAGCAAAAAATTGAAAACAAAATGTGGACTACAACGGTTGTTGCCCAAGCTCGTCCGCTAACTTCATTACAATGATTTATAATGAAAACATAGTATCTGAATATGGAGACGTTTCCGGGCTCGATATCGGAACGGCACCAATACCATATAAGCCAACTCCCACGTCGCAGGATTACTCAAATGGATCTATTACCCGCGTATTTGCAAAAAAACTCAACTCGAACGCAGTAATAGAGATTCAGAATCAGCAAGTTCAAAATATTAGTACTTCGCTATATGCCACAGTTTCCCTTAGTTGGGCAATTTCAGGCCCAAAGAACAACACATATTCGGGGAAAATAATCACCAATTTTGGAGTCGTAGAACTGAATACCTCTGAAATAAATCGGGTCAAAGTAGAAAATGGGGTAGATTTGTCATTGGCATTGCCGAATCTCTTGGAGTATTGGCGAGGCAACTAATATTTGTTGACAAATTGGCCAGCAAGGTGCAGCCTGTTCGCGTGCAAATTGTAGAAAGTCAAGTTGATTTAGACATGCTGGTGTCCAATATAATGACGGACGATGTATTGATAGATGTTGTTTGTGTGGATGCCGAGAAACATTGCATGAATAATACCGTTAGTTTGCTGTTTTTCTATTTTGTGGCGTCTGAAGCGTGTGCCTGTTTGCCGATTAATCATCAGGAGGCTGTGGCAATTGTCGGAGGAACCGAGAAACTCAATAACGCACTTCAGGCAACCAAGCGCAGAAAATTTGTGTGGAACAAAAAGAATGTGGTTCAATTATTTAGGGGCGACCACGGGCTTGTGGACATCACCGTTTTAAAGTTTTTGAACGACGGAGAAATTGATGCCGCCGAATACACCACCAACGCCCATAATTTTGTTAATCAAAACTTCAGAAATGTTCCCGATACGAACGGGTGCGTGCCATTGTACAAACACGCCCGCGTATTTTTGGAAAAGGTTGAGTATTTTAAGAAAATTAAGTTGGACGGCATCGATGATCCGGGGTTTCGGTTTGTAAATGACACCATGACGTGCTGCTTTGCCAAATTGGAGTCAAATGGATTGTGTGTAAACAATGACTTTGTAGATCATTTTGGCGACAACCAAGCAAAGCATATCAAGGGCAATCTCGTGTTTTCCCAGTACAATTTTCTTACCAGCACAGGGAGACCAAGCAATCGGTTTGCGGGCGTCAATTATGCAGCATTAAAAAAAGAGGATCAAAGCAGAAGTTGTTTTGTGACGCGGTATGGAAGCGATGGTATGCTGGTATTGATGGATTATAACGCTTTCCATCCTCGTTTGATTGCTCATTTGGCAAACTTCCATATGCCTGCAAGTGAGAATCCTTATGCGTACCTTGCCAAGTATTTTTTTGACAAGAAAGAGGTCGATGAAGAGGATATTGCGGTTTCTAAGGCATATACCTTCCCGCAGATATATGGTGGGATAGACAAGAAATGGCTGCACGTGCCTTATCTGGCCAAAGCTCAAGAATATATTGATCATCGGTGGAAGTTCTATACCGAGAACGGGTATGTGGAAACGCCGAAATATAAAAGAAAAATACGGCCTTGCCACATTCAAGAGGCCAACCCAAGCAAGCTGTTTAATTATATATTGCAGGCATACGAGACAGAGATGGCAGTGGACGTGCTGAGTGACCTGTTGATCCAATTGGATGGTAAAAAAACCATGCCCGTCTTGTATACGTATGACAGTATTCTCTTTGATGCCCACAAGGAAGACGGAATAGATACTATAAAAAAGATCAAGAAGATCATGGAGCGTGACAATCTCCCGGTGAAGGTATATGTCGGAAAATCGTACAAAGACATGAAGGTTGTGTCTCTGTCGTAATATTTATATATACCACGAAACAATCGTGGTGCATATTACTATTTATAGAGACATATGGACACGGAACAATTTATTTTGGGCATTATCTCGGAAGCAGCGCTAGATTCCAGAATACCGGATGGCATAGTAGATTTAAAGAACGTCGAGCACGTTCAAGTTATTGCAGAGGTGATGTACGATTCGGGAATCAATGAGCAGACCATAAATGAGTTTGTTCAACGATTCGTCGATGAGGGTAAATATCCAGAACGTCAGGCTTACAATAAGGAAGGATGGCTTGTTACTTTCCCATCAAAAGAATATCGCGATGCCGCCCTCAAGAAACATACGCATTTCGTTACCGATCCGACACACGGTAAAGGGGGGATGAATTTGTATTACAAGAGGAAAGGTAAGCAGCGCAGGCAGACGCAGCAAGACCCGAGCGTTACCGAGCCAGAAGAAGTTCCAACAAATGCTCCACAGCAACCCGTGGCAGGACAGGTTCCGGCAGCAGATGCGCAAGGGGATTCACAGCAACCGGAAACACCCGCGAAAAATGATTCTGGCAACAGCAACCCCGCACCGGGAAAGACAACACCGGATGCCACAGACGGCACTGGCGAGCCAACAGAATCGCCGCCAACAAATTCATCGAGCGCATTACCACCATCCGGGCCGTCGGGTGGAACATCCCCGGCAGGAAAGGCTCCTGCACCAGAAGCGCCAGCTACTCCGCCCACAACTGCGCCCGAGCCCGCGCCAGAACCGCAGCCGATCACCCCACAGTACGTTGCAATCTCAACACAATTTGCTACTCAAAAAGGGTGGAAACCTACACCGTATGGGGAGTGGAGAGACGATAGGGGAAACTCAATGGCAGTGTTAGGACTTTCTGGTGAAGTTGTTCCGATCAATAACGTGCATCGTGATGAGTTGAAGATTTACGCCGAAAAAAACCGAACGTGACATGCAACCCATGGTTACACAATTGCTGTGCACGTTTTCTAAGCACGAAACGTACTTGACCGAAATAGAATCTGTTTGCAGCTATTACAATCTCGTTGACAAGAAGGTTTATGTTTTGCAAAGCGGTGCCGACCCAACGGACATTTTTCTTACGTACAACGCGGAAAAATCGAACGGACAATTCTATCCTCACACAGTTTCGGTTCACCGTAAGAAAGAATTCAATACAATCTATTCCATCAACGCATTGAACGAGTTGATCAAAGAAAACAATGGTGGCGTTTTGGTGCGAACATATCAGATTGATTGGGACCACTATAGGAACTGTTTCATCACGACTCGCGAGGGAAAAGTCAAAATAACCCCGACAAAATTGCTGAGAATTTTCAGAATAAAATAACGATTTTTCTAATCGTTTTTCAGAGCGTGCTGCTATTTATTCTTGAGCGATTTAATGCTCACAATTAACAAATGACCAGTGATGATTTATCAGTTAAAATAGTGTGCGGAATATATGGCTTGAAATGTAAAACGACAGGGAAGTGGTATGTCGGCCAAAGTCTTAATATTTTTGATAGGTGGGAAAAAGCCTATAAATATAAAAATTGTAAGGGTCAGCGAAAAATTTATCGTGCATTGCTTAAATATGGGTATGATGATTTTGATAAAATAATCTTAGAAGAGTGTAATCCAATTGATTGGATATTGGATTATCGAGAAATGTATTGGATGCGCGAGTATGACTCCATAAAAACTGGATATAATATTCGTGAGGGTGGCAGTCACGGAAAATTTTCTGATGAAACAAAGATGAAAATGTCTGCCGCAAAAGCAGGAAAACCGGGCCATCCTTGGACGGACGAAATGCGGCACAAGATAAGAGTTGCTCGCGAAGCGCGGTCGTCTGAGATTGGTGCTAACATATCTGCGGCAAAAAAGGGGAGAAAATTAGGCCCAATGTCGGAGGCACACCGGAGCAAGATAGCCGAATCACATAAAAACATTTCTGCTGAGTGGAGAGCAAAAATATCGGCGGCATTAACCGGAAAAAAGAGAGCGCCATTCTCAGCGCAACATAAACTTAATTTAGGAGCATCAATAAAACAAGGTTGGGCGCGCAGAAACGTGTTATTACAACTTGACAATAAACCATTTCTAGACCAATCTATTCAATCATTAGCTGATACTCAGTTAATCAATAGTAAGTAAACAATAAACAATAAATCAAAAGGAAACCGCATGTCGCTCGATCTCGCAAAAATTAAGAATCGTCTTGAGGCACTCAAGAATTCATCAACAAAGTCCACCGCACTGTGGAAACCACAACCGGGAAAACAAGTCGTTCGCATTGTCCCGTACTCGCATCAACCAGACAATCCGTTTATTGAATTGCTTTTCCATTACAATTTGAACAACAAGACTTATTTGAGTCCTGCGTCGTTCAATCGCCCCGATCCTATCGTTGAGTTTGCCAACAAACTCAAGAAAAGCGGGGACAAGGAAGATTGGAAGCAAGGTCGCTCGTTGGAGCCGAAGCTTCGCACATATGTTCCCGTTCTTGTACGCGGCCTCAACTCCGAGGGCGTTAAGTTTTGGGGAATGGGCAAGCAAGTTTATCAGGAAATACTTGCACTTATTGCTGATCCCGATTACGGCGACATCACTGACTTGAAGACTGGCCGTGACATTACGGTGGAATTCAAGACAGCAGAAGAGACCGGAAAGGATTTTCCTGAGACCTCGATCCGCGTCAAACCGAATCCAAGTCTCGCATTCGATATCACTGATACCGAATTGAAGGAAAAGGTCAAGCACCAGAAGAATATCATTGAGCTATTCCCTGAGTTGACATATGACGAGCTTGCTGCCGTGATGGACGCATACTTGAATGGGCCAGCAGAAGGAGCCGAGCCAACTCCAACCACGGAGGAAGTTCCTGTTGCTCCCGACGCCGCTGCACCAGTTGCAGCCGCACCCGCCCTAGAGAGCGCGACCGCAAAGGCTGCTGTGAAATCAACAGCCTCGACGCAAGAAATTGCTGACGAGTTTGCATCCTTGTTTGATAACAAGGTGTAATCTTCCAAATTAAACCATTAGAATGGGTGTATCGCTGGTACACGATGGTACACCCATTTTAACAACCAACTATATTATGGACAAAGAAAAAAAGAAAGAGCGCGAGGAAAAGCCAAACATGGCAGGTCGTGACGAGCTTGCGGACGCGCTGGCAGAAGCACTTAATAAAGACAACAAGGTTGCATTTTTTCTGGATGCAGACGATGACAATCCTTCTCAAATCATAGACTGGGTATCTACCGGCAATGACCTTCTTGACGTGGGCATTGCAAATCGTCCACATGCGGGAGTTCCTGTTGGGCGTATCACCGAGCTTACTGGGCTCGAATCATCCGGCAAGAGCTTGCTCGCGGCACACATTCTGGCGGAGACGCAGAAAAAAGGCGGAATGGCGGTTTTCATTGACACGGAATATGCTGCTTCGCGGGAATTTTTGAAAGCAATTGGAGTCAATTTGACTAAGATGCTTCATATACAAAATTGGGATACCGTGGAGGATATCTTCGATGGTATTGAACAGATCATTGCCAAGGTTCGTAATGCAAAAGAAAACAAGGATCGTCTATTGACAATCGTTGTTGATAGCATTGCTGCGGCTTCAACCAAGACTGAGATGGCGCACGACCATAGCATAGCTGGATACAACACGAGCAAGGCAATTCTTATCAGTGCAGCCATGAGGAAACTCAAGGGACTGATTGCTACACAGCGGATATGTTTGGTTTTTACGAACCAACTACGAGCGAAGGTTGGCTTTGTTGGTCTTGGTGATCCATGGACAACTGGTGGGGGTAAGGCACTGGCTTTTTATTCATCACTGCGTGTACGTTTGAAGGCCATCGGGCAAATTAAAAACGCCAACAAGGAAGTCATTGGTATGAAAACCAAATGTACGATTATCAAGAACCGTATGGGTCCACCCATGCGTGCTGTCGAGTTCAATATTTTCTTTGATCGTGGCATCGACAACTATGGAAATTGGCTGGAAAAGCTGATGGATTGGGATATTGTTGTCAAGCAGCCCGCGAAGAAGGAAAAGTCCGACAAACCCGAAAAACCTGAAAAGAAAAAAACGAAGAAGGAAATCGCTGACGAGAAAGAAGAAGATAAGAAGAAAGCAAAATTCTTGCAATTCGTTATGACCGTTGAAGGCAAAGAGCCCGAGACAGTTGTATTTGAAAAGAAAGACTTGCCTAAACTTCTACAGGATCGTCCTGATTGCAAGGAGTATTTGTATAACAAAGTGTGTGAAGAGTACATTATGAAGTATAAGGCTCCGAATACGGAAATGGCAGACGATATCGAAATTTCCGAAGAGGGCGAGGGGATGGACGATTGATTTCATGGAAAATGAAACAAAGAAGAAATTCACTTCCATCTTTTCTCAGATAAAGGCGGAACATGCGGTTCTTGGGGTTAATACCAAGAACCGCCGCGATGATGATATTCTTCTGGTAGACGGGACAAACAATTTCATCAGGACGTGGATCGCCACGCCGACATTAAACGATAATGGGGAACATATTGGTGGAATAAGTGGATTTTTGAGTACACTCGGATACTCCATTAAGCTGCTTCATCCGACCAGAGTAATCATTGTGTTCGACGGGAAAGGCGGAAGCGAGCGCAGAAAAAAAATATTTCCGGGGTACAAGAACAAGCGTGCAATGCCAACGAGGGTAAATCGCGCATATGAGGACATGAGCGATCCGGCGACAGAGCACGAGGCGATGATACAACAAATGATGAAATTGGTCGATTTCCTGAGAAACCTGCCAGTGAGCGTCATTTCTATTGATTATATCGAGGCAGACGATGCCATTGCATATATTGCTACACAAATGTATCACACGTCGCGCATGACAATAATGAGCGCAGACAAGGATTATTTGCAACTAGTAAATGACAGGATTCAAATATGGAGTCCGATAAAGAAGAAAATTTATGGTGTGCAGGATATCGTCAATGAGTACGGAATCCATCCAACAAATTTTGTGTATTACAGAATACTTGCTGGCGATGACAGTGATTGCATAGATGGTGTCGGAGGAATACAGTTAAAAACTGCGCTAAAGATTTTTCCGTTTCTTACAGAGGCGAAAGAAACATCGGTGTCAGAACTGATAGAGTCCGCGAAGAATCGCATGAATGAGAGCAAGAAGTTTTCCACCGTTGTGGAGCAGGAGGCGATTGTAAAAAGAAACTACGAATTGATGCAACTTAAGATCCCGAGTTTTTCTCCGTCATTGCAAATGCAGATAAACGCGGCGGCAGAGCACGTGTATGAATACAATAAGTTTTTGTTCGTTCAAAAACTGACCGCAAACGGAATGCACTCTGCTATTCCAAATTTTCATGTGTGGCTCCAAGAAGTTTTTCAACCGTTATCTGTGTTGGCAAAATCAATATGAAAAATCATACTCTAAATAAAAAGAAATTTTTTAAGTTGCTTGTAACAGCACGCCCCAATGGTGTATTCAGTTGGGGATTGCTTATTCTGTGCTTCGTCCTAAATTGGAAATTGGGGATTGCATTTGTTATGTTTATGTATTCTACCGTCGCCGCTGCTTTATTTTTCCTTGATCAATTTAAAAATGAAGTGTGGGAGAAAAAAAACAACCTCGACGACTTTATTATCAGTTGACTAACAACAGACCGGGACGTAATATACGAGAACATTTATGGCACCGATAATCATAGACAATCTTCACAAGTACGGAAAGGAATTCGAAGTTAAAGTTATTGCCGGGATTATGTCGAGTAAGTCGTTTTTGGAACGTGTAGTTGATATAATCGAGCCTGACGCATTTGAAAATCCGGCCCACCAATGGTTAGTTAAGGAAATAATTTTGGGATTCAACGAATACAAAGCCATCCCAACAGGATTTCAACTTGGTATGAGGATTGGTACTCTTCCCGAAGGGGAACTCAAGGACGCGGTGAAAGCAGAACTTAGAGAGGTTGGAAAAAAAATCAGTGAAACAGACCTTCAGTTTGTACGCGACCAGTTTCTTGAATTTTGTAAAAATCAAAAACTGAAGCACGCAATTTATGATTCAGTTGATCTTCTCAAGGTAGGGGAATATGACAAAATCAAGAGCATGGTTGACGGGGCCATGAAAGCTGGTATGGAGAGAAATATTGGTCATGATTATCATGCCGATATTGCTATCCGCATGGGTGAAATGTGTCGTAATCCCATATCTACCGGATGGGAGGTTATTGACAGCTTGACAGACGGCGGGCTCGGGCCGGGAGAATTGGGTGTTGTTGTGGCTCCTGCGGGCATTGGGAAATCGTGGTTGTTATGCTCGCTAGGGTCGAAGGCGATGAGTGCCGGAAAAAATGTTGCACATTTTACTCTTGAACTAAACGAAAATTACGTGGGTCTTAGGTATGATTGTTGTTTTACAGGGATTGATTTTCAACAAATCAAACATAAGCAATCCGTCGTCGAACAAAAGCTTAAAACGATAGGTGGGAAGCTGTATGTAAAATATTTCCCGTTGAAGACGGTGAGTGCACAGTCGCTTAAATTTCATACCGAGAGGATTCAGTCTTTGAAGGGTATTAAGATTGATGAGATGATAGTGGATTACGCGGATATTTTGCGTCCGATTGAGAAAGAAAGAAATAGCAACAGTTACTCCGAGATGGGAAATATTTATGAGGAGCTTCGGCAAGTTGCGGGGGAATTGCAGATCCCGATTTGGACGGCAAGCCAAACGAATCGCACAGGAATTTTAGAAGAGATTGTGCAGGCTCATAATATTTCCGACAGCTATCGCAAGATTATGACGGGCGATTTTGTACTTAGTGTTTCCCGAAATTTGCAGGACAAGGAGAATAGAACAGCACGTTGTCATGTAATTAAGAATCGATTTGGACCTGACGGCATAACATTGTACTCAACAATGGATACCAACAACGGGCACATCGAATTGTTCGAGGTTAAGTCGAAGCGTGCGTTGGAAATTCAGGCCATGATGGAAGGGGACAGCAACGCGGTAAAGAATATGTTGAAGGGAAAATGGAATCGTGCTCGCGAACTTGAACATGGTGAAAACACCAATTTGTGAGAAAATTTTCTTAAATATTTTTCGATGATTCTTTTTTTTTAATTAGTACTTATGAATCTGCGATGAACTAAAATTCTTGCACCAAATTTATAAAAATACAAGCATGACGGCAAAAATCTCACCCACACAAGATAAACCCATTGATTTTCTGGAAGAAATTTCCAATTTCACCTTTGCGAGTAAATATGCTCGCTATGACGAGAAAGAAAAACGAAGGGAAACGTGGGATGAGGCTGTTGCGCGGTTAGAAAAAATGCATTTGAAGAGGTTCAATTGGCTTCCCAAAGAGGATTTGGCTGAGATTCGGTGGGCGTTTGATCGTGTTCGTGAAAAACTCGTAGCACCATCAATGCGGTCATTGCAGTTTGGCGGCAAAGCAATTGAGGCCCACGAAGCAAGAATTTTCAACTGTTTACGAAAAGATACTAAATTTATAACAACAGTTGGGGTAAAAACATTTCAAGACTTCTGCGATGGCGACAACGTGACAGTTTTAACACATAAAGGAAATTGGAAATCGGCAGTGGTAAAACGTTATGGTGAGGATAAATTATATCCGATTGTGGTGTCTAGAGCAAGCAATTATCAAACGATATATGCAACGAAAAATCACAGATGGCTATTAAAAGATGGCACAGTAACAACTTCTCTCGCCGTTGGTGATATAATTCGCGGTGCAGCGGACATTTTTTCTACATTTGATTATGATACTGCGCCACCCGATGAAAAATTGTATTGGGCATACGGATTGGTCTTTGGGGATGGAACATTGGTCAAATCAGGAGGAAATCAGTATTCTATGATTAGATTGTGCGGCCATGACAAACAATACCAACACAGATTTGAAGAATTGGGATTCTCTACAAGCAGTCCGCTTTCGTGTAAAGGAGATTTTATAGCATTCACGGGAGCTTATCTGAAAACGCCCCCTGACCCGACAAAAGACGCCCCCCGCTTAATCAGGGCATTTGTCAGAGGATATTGTGATGCGGACGCGGCAAAAAATAAGAATTTATCAAGAGATAAAGCTAACAAAAATTTGTTCACCTGTATTCAGGCAAGCGATCTATTGCACATAGAATTTATCAGAGAATGCTTTCCTGTTGCCGGGATCTATATCGTATCAGAGGAAGACCTAACAGGGCAAGAAACTAATTTTGGTGTTCGGCCATATACCATTCGATTCCGAATCACTAATTCCCCAAGCAATTTGGAAAATTCAAATGTTCCGTTTCGGGTAGAATCTATAGGAGACTATATCATCGAAGATACGTGGTGTTTAGAGGTAGAAGATGATCAATCCTTTACGTTGGCAACCGGACTAGTTACAGGAAACTGTGCGACGAGACACATTGACTCGATTCGGGCATTTGCCGAGTCGTTTTATCTTTTATTGTGCGGGTGCGGGCTTGGTATTGGGCTGTCCAATCGTTTTCTCGGGAGGCTTCCCGATCTCGTAGACGCGGACGACAAGACAGGCATTGTTGTTGTTTATGCCATCACAGATTCCATTGAAGGATGGGCAGACTCGGTTGAGGCGTTGCTCATGAGTTATTTTAAAAATACAGCATACACGGGGCGTAAAATCGTTTTTGATTACTCTAAGATTCGCAAGAAAGGATCGGCATTGAAAACTGGCGGTGGGAAAGCGCCGGGATACAAGGGGTTGAAGCAGGCTCACCAGAATATCAAAAAGCTCTTGGATTACATCATCGAAGAGTGTGGTCAGCATAGAATGAAGACTATCGACGCATATGATATATTGATGCATTGCGCAGACGCCGTGTTAAGTGGTGGCATTCGTAGGTCTGCTACATCTGTTGTATTCGAATTGTCTGACGAAGACATGATGAACGCCAAGACATATTTTAAAGTGGACAAAATTCGTAGATTTTCTAAAGATGAGGAAACGGGAAACTACTATGGACAAGTCATTATCAAAAAGCGGGTGTACGACGTTGACATCAGTGAATTTGAATATAAGGAATTAAAGGAGCAAGGAAAAATCGGCTGGTGGAAGATCGAACCGCAACGCCGTCGTAGCAATAATAGCGTGTTGCTTTTGCGCGACAAGGTGACAGAGGAAGAATTTCATGCCATTGTTGAGAAAACAAAACAATTTGGCGAGCCCGGATTCGTTTTCGCAAACCACGTCTCTCAGCTTTTCAATCCGTGTTTCGAGATTGGTTTCATTCCAGTAACCAAAGACGGAGTGTGCGGCGTTCAGTTTTGCAATCTTACCACACAGAACGGTGGAAAGATAGACACCGAGGAAAAATTCCGTGATGCGACAAAGGCGGCAACCATTATCGGTACATTGCAAGCTGCATACACGCGTTTTCCATACCTTTCTAATGCGGCACGACAATTGACTGAGGAAGAAGCACTGTTGGGGCTGTCAATAACGGGTACCATGGATAATCCAAAAATTCTCCTTGATCCAGTACTTCAGCAAAAAATGGCCAAATATGCCATTGAAGAAAATAAGCGGTGGGCCGAAAAAATTGGGATAAATCAAGCTGCGCGAATCACGTGTGTAAAGCCAGAGGGAACCTCATCTTTGGTCTTAAAAACTGCATCCGGCATCCATCCACATCACGCTCGCAGATATTTTAGGCGCATTCAGTGCAATAGGCTGGACAATGTTTATCGATTCGCAAAAAAGATCAACCCCCACGCCACAGAAGAAAGTATACATTCTGCCACCAAGACGGACGATGTTATCACGTTTCCTCTCACCGTGCCGGATACATCTTTGATTAAAGCTGATCTGGATGCGCTCAAACATCTTGACATGATTTTGTCTACACAAAAGAACTGGGTGCTACCGGGAACCACCGAGGCGAACAAAAAACCAATTGAACACAATGTCAGTTGTACCGTACTGGTCAAAGATGACGAATGGAAATCCGTAATGGATTTTCTTTATAGTAATCGTCAATTTTTTGCCGCAGTATCGTTGTTGCCGGTAATGGGTGACAAAATATACAAGCAGGCTCCGTTGGAAGCTGTGTCTACCCCCGAAGATGAGGAAAAGTGGAAAAAACTAGTAGAAGGGTGGAAGCACATCGACTTCACAGAATTTTTAGAGGATGATGATGAGACTCAGCTTACGGCGGAATCTGCCTGCTCGGGTGGTGCATGCGAGATAAAATAGTATTATAATTAGTGGTAAACGTGGTGTGCCACAGCGTTTATTTCTTGGACGGCACTATTTATATAACAACATATATACAAATTTATGAATCGAGAACTTCTTAAGCGGGCCATCAAAAAGATTGTGTTACAGGAAATCACCATCAACGCCAATAGTGTGGGAACAACCGACGTGATGCCTGCCGACGAAAAGGAACTCGCGGCTCTGGGAAAAGCGGTCAAGGATGCGAATGTCGAAAAGCGTGCAGGATCGAGCAAGATCACGGCGAGTGGTCCCAAGCATCAAGTCGCATTGGCAAAGCTCGCGGAAGACAAGTACGACGTGGTATCGGTCACCAATGGAAGTGACCGCCGTACCGCAAAAAATTTGAGTATGAAAGAGGTTGAAGAATTCATCAAGAAGCACGCAAAAGACACAGAGGTTTCTTACGTTGATGCTGCGCGTGCGAAATCAATAAATGGTGGGAAAGAGGTCAAGAAAGAAGATGAGAAGAAAGAAATTGCTGGTGGCAACAAGGTGTCAGATACGGATGAAATGGAAGATACCAAGGAAGACACGCAATTGAAAATAGCTGATGACACCACAACAAAAGCTGATGAAAAAGTTAATAAGGAATTGGCACCCGTTGACGATGACACCGCCGCGCCGCTGGGCGGAGAGTTAGTTGATAAAATTGAAAAGATCGTCGATAGAGTTTTAAAGAATAAGACCAAGGCAGACTCTAAGACGGCGTATCTAAAGACAGATACATCGAAAGAGAGCCCCGATAAACTTTCTGTGAAGGTTAAGGAAACTCCCGCATTAAAGGGAACCGAAAAACCAATTGGAAAACCATCACCTAAGAAAAACAAATAACAAGGATACATTATGACGGCAGCACAATTGAAAGCAGCAGCATTGGCAGAAATCGCAAAGATTAAGAACGACGCAGTGGCAGAATATCTCAAACTGAAGGTCGAACATTTTTCGTTGACGGTGGTTAGTGTTGTCGGTGGAGTCGGCCTCGTGGTCGGATTCATCGTTGCCAAGCTTTTCTAGTACCAACGACTTAGCAAGTGTCTGCACATTGTTATTGACAAATTGGATATAATTTGTCACCGTGGTTATATGTAGATGAAAAACGCACGCAATCGAGCACAGCAACATATATGCAGCTATGGGCCACATGGTCGGCCAGTTGACTCTAAATCTTCGCAAGTGGGTTCGATCCCCACTAGCTGCGCCAATTTATCAGAAAATGTTTACTATGCGTATTTATTGAGGCGTCCCACGGGAAAGCCTTTTTATGCCGGAAAAGGAAAAGGGAATCGGTGCTATGAACATCTAAAACCATGGCACTTAAAGGGCGATGAAAATGAAATCAAGGTGCGTATTATTGAGAAAATTCGCAGAGAAGGTAAAGAACCTGTTGTAGAAATATTGCAAGAAGGGTTAAGTGAGTGCGATGCTTTTGCAATCGAAGCAGCGCAAATTAAATTGTATGGAAGAATACAAAATGGAGGGTTGCTGGCGAACATGACAGATGGTGGGGAGGGTCAGTCTGGATTTCATCATAGTGAAGAAACCAAAAGAAAAATATCAGAAAAGACACGTGGAAAAAATAATCCATTTTATGGAAAAAAGCATGACGCAAAAACTTTGAAGAAAATAGGTGACACAAACAGGGGAAAGGTTTTAGATGAATCGTGGAGAAATAA